AATTATATGAATGGTCTAATAAATCTATATCATCTTATACTGGTATAGATTTACAAGAATCTTCTAAATGGAAAAATTATACTAATGCATCTTTTATAAAATTAGACATTGATAAAAATATCGATAATTTAAAATCATTTTTCCCAGAAAAAATAAATTTCTTTATGTCTCAATCTGCGTTAGAACATATAAAATATGATTTAGAAATTTTTACACAAATAAAAGAATATATTTTAAAAAACAAAAAACCTGTTACTCAAGTACATTTAGTACCAGCACCGGAAAGTCTTAGACTATATCTAACTCACGGTTATAGACAATACGGTCAAAATGCTCTTAATAAAATAATAAATCTATTTAAAGATTTTTGTGATATTAAAATCTTCGGGCTTTGCGGTGAAGATTGTAATAATCTTCATTTTAAATATATTACACAATCAATGTTTGGGCACCCCGACAAAAGAAAAACACACCCAGATAAATATAACGACCGATTAAAAAAATCGATTAAAGGAGATATGAAAAAACAATCAATAGATTCTGCTTGTTTTTGGGCTTTAAGAATTAATTACAAAGGATAATTATGACAACATCCAAAGATATCAATAAAAAATCAACACGACCTAAAATATATGAACGCAATCCTGATACTAACGTAATACGCTGGCGATATTTAGGAGAAGATCCAGAAGTTTATGGTTGGCCTCATTATGGCAATATTTTAACAGAAAAAGAAACAAATGATAAATAAAGACGAAATAATCTTTACCGACTTAGATCTTGATGGTTGCTGTAGTTATTTAATTTATACGTGGTTTAAGCAAACTAAACCAAAAGCTGTTACATTAAAGGTTTCTAATATCCGTGAAAAACTATTAGGATGGCTTAACTACAATAAAATTGAAGATTATAAAAGAGTGTATTTCTTTGATTTAGACACTACAGAAATTAAAGACTTAATCGATAAAGAGAATGTAATTATTTTTGATCATCACAAATCACATGAAGATGAATACTCACGGGCAAAAACATTTATCAATACAGAGCAAACATCATGTAGTAAGCACATTTATCAAATATTAAATCATATATATCCAAATATTAACTTAACTAAAGAACAAAAAAAATTAATAATGTTTGCGGATGAAAAGTAATAAATTAAACTTTTACCTCTGGTATACAAACGGTGACAAACTGCAAAATTTTATTAATGATTTCGAAAATGGGTTCTTTGGATTCACAAATGAACAAAATAAAATAATTAGCTATCATTTTTACAAATTTAAAAAACTAAGAGAAAATATAGACTTGTTTAAGGCGACACTTTCCATAGCAGGGAAACAATACAATTTTATTAGTACATTTGCAAGCGAGTATATTAATGATTTAGGTCAATTTATAATTGATAATCATGCATGTGATGTATGTATGATGATTAATCTAAAAAATAACAGAGTATATCTACGTAGAAATAGAAATATTGATTTTAATTTAAGTAAGTTCGCAAAAAAAATATGTGATGGAGGTGGGCACGAATATGCTGCTGGAGGTATCTTAAACGACAATGTATTAGCATTAAGTAAACAATTTGAACCATTAAATGGATAGTCCATATACAATCTTAGAGCGAAAAGATATGATACATGTCTTTTTAACGTTATGTAGTTTTATTTCTATTTGCGAAAATAGAAAAATTAATCTCGCAAATGTATTCTTATTAATTCTTAAAGAAGAGAAATACAGAGAATTATTTAAAAGATCGTTATTATTAGATAGTAATTTTGAATTAGTTAAATTATTTTTACAACATGATCCTTATCTATATAAAAGTAAATATATAACTAAATATCTTAAGAAAAATTCTATAGATTTATGAATAAATTATCGATATTTGAGAAAAATATATATAATATATATCTTAAAACTTCTAGAAATAAAAAAGGATTTACCCCTCGAAAAGATTTTAACAAACTAGACGATACAAAATACGTTTTACTTAAGAAAATATCAAACACTTTAAAAAATAAAAAAATAGATCCAATTATATTTTTTAATGCACCATATAAATTATATTCAGAAAAATATGTACCGCTTGATTTTTATAGTACATTTAACGCTATTTCTACATATAAAAAATACACAACGGATATAGAATTAACAAAACCTGATCATGAATTTAATATTACTAGATTAAGAAATAGCTTTAAATTTATCTATGATATGTGTATTGAGCACAATTTAACAAGTTGTGACCAATATCTCGACATACAGTCAGGAATATATCCTAATTTTATTCTAGATCTAAAAAATAATGATATTAATTATTATTCCTTATTGTCTCTTGATGTATCAGAAAAAAATATTAAGCTAGAAAAAAATATAGTTGAATTTGCATGTAATAGCTTTTATAATACTTTAAGTAGTTTGAGATCGAAATATACATTTTCGAAAAAACTCAAACCTTTGGGAATAAAATTAACTAACACTATAAATAAAATATTAAAAAGAAAATGACAACAAATATGTTTGAATCAATTAGAGGAGCGATGGCTCAGACCGCGCAACAAACTTCAACTAGTAATATTATGCGACTAAAGCCAAGTAATACGTATATATTACGGCTTGTACCGTTTGTAAAAGATCCTAGTAAAACGTTTTTTCATTATTACTCACATGGCTGGGTGAGTGAAATGACAGGACAATTTCAAAGTTCGATTAGTCCACAGACATGGGGAGAAAGAGATCCTATTGCAGAGGCTCGATATAGACTCTCTCGTACTGGTTCTGAAGAAGAAAAAGAAAAGGCAAAAGCTTTAAATCGTAAGGAAAATTGGCTTGTTAATGTTTACGTAGTAAAAGACCCTGATAATCCAGAAAATGAAGGTAAAGTGAAAATTCTTAGATTTGGTCGTCAATTACATAAAATTGTTATGGAGGCAATGGAAGGAGAAGATGCAGAAGAATTCGGTGAAAGGATCTTTGACCTCTCAAAAGAAGGTTGTAATTTTCGAGTCAAAGTTGAAGAGCAAGGCGGGTATCCGACATATGTAAGTTCTCGTTTTGCTATGCCTTCTGAAATCTCAGGAGTAACAACTAGTACTATTAAAGATGTTTACGAACAAACGTTTGATTTAGAAAATGTTTTTCCTGTTAAGAGTTATGACGAGCTACAGACAATGCTCAATGAACATTATCATGGTGTTACAGAAGAGGCTGTAGCAGAAACTACACCGAAACAACCCACAAGCACTCCACCTGAAGAAGATGATTTACCTTTTGATGATTTAGATTCTAAATCAAAAACCGATTCTGATTCACCTCCTATTTCTGATGATAAAGTTAAAGAATTGCTTGATACTTTGGAATAAAAAATGAACGAAGATGTCGCAGTAAAAATGTTCATTCATCAAATGAATGACCAAGCAAAGAACTTGAATAAAGATATTATTCAAAAAAGCGCAACAATGCAAGATATCCCTGTAAATAAGGAGATATATAAAAAAGAGCAACAACAACAACCGACGCCACCACCACAACAACAGCAGCAGCAGCTATATCAACAACCAGTTGCTCCTCAACCGCAAATCACGGGAGATCCTGCTCTATTGAATAGTTTAATAGAGCGGGTCTCTGGCGTTGAGAAACAATTTACTAAACTTATAACTTTAATTGAACGAAGAGTTGCAAAAAACGCAAAAGAAATTAATATACGAATCAAATTAAACGAAAATAATGATTCTACCAATAAAGAATAAAGATAATTTTATTCAAAATTTTCTTAATCCAATATCGAGATTAAATTCATCTGCGACATTAGATGTACACGATACTATATCTACTATAGTTCATAATAATTCTAATATTTTTCTTAAAGCAGAATATAAGATCAGTTGGGGCGATCAACCAGAAGAATGTACTATATGCTTACCTGATACAATAAAATTAATTAAGATTTTATCGTGCTTAGACGAAAACGATTTACATCTTGAAATAGAAAAAAATTGTATAAAATATAATAGTGATGTTACTCGATTTACATATCATTTATTTGATAGTAGTATAACTAAAGACACTGCATTTGATTTTAATAAAATTGATGATATTACATTTAACACTAACTTTAAACTTACAAAAGAAAAAAATAGTGCAATCTTAAAAGCACTCCCGTTTGTAACTGAATCTAGTAAAATATATATTAAAACCGAAAACACAAATGTATATGCTGAGTTATCAGATAAAAAACTACAAAACGTAGATAGTTATACAACTTTATTAGCAGATGAATATGATGGAGAAGCTTTAGATTATGAATTAATCTTAGATATTGAGTTGTTTAGGCTTATTTCTATATTAAATTTTAATGAGGCAATTATTAATATAAATAACCAATATAAAATGCTTATGCTTAAACTTAATATTGATAATATCAAACTTACATTTGTTAGTACGAGTTATAAAAACTAATGAAAAATAAAGTCACGACATGCGGGTATTTTATTAAACGTTTAAGAGATAACGGATATACAGTAAATAGAATTTTCTCAGATTATACATCAAATGATCCTCGGCGATGGACCATAATGATTAATCCAGAACAAAATGCCTTATATATAACGTGTTATGTTAATTATGATTGGAGTGGAGATTTTAAATTTGAACTAAATGACGGTAGTCACTTTAAGAGCTATCAATTAAAAACTGACAGCATGGAAGTTATCATGACTAAATTAATTGAAAAGAATATTACACCTAATGAAAAGACAAATGCCCAAACCTAGGAATTTTGATAACTTATTAAAGTCTAGTATTAATGCCGTTGATAATGTCGATTCAATGGAAGAACAAGATATGTCGTTTATTAACGATTATTTAGCAGAGCATTTAAAATCATTTATACTACTTGGATATGACCTTAAAGGAGAAAGCGTTGTAATTGTTTCAGGTAAGACCCCTCAAGATTATGACGCTATAGAGACATTATTAAGACGAGTAAGTAGTATAGATTTCTTCAGCGACATACAAGAACAAAAGAATACAGATGAATAAAATAGTTGTTTTAGGTAATGGGTATATTGGGAAAAAAGCTTATAAGCATTTTCTCGAAAACTTAGAAAATATATATGACGTAGTTCATTTATCAAACTATCCATATACTGCGCCCGAAAAATTAAAAGAAACATTATTTAGTAATTTAATATCCGAGTTTCGCGGCTCACAAGCTAAATGGATAATAAACTGTGTTGGGTACACTGGTGCTCCTAATGTGGATGCCTGTGAGGAAAATAAGCAAATTTGCTGGGACTTAAATGTAACATTCCCTACTATTTTAGCTCAATTTTGTGACCAACATAATATAAAAATTATTAACGTAAGCTCTGGCTGTATATATGACGGTCCCGAAGATGTACATTACACAGAAGAAGATGAACCAAATTTTGGATTAACTAATCCTGATAGTAGTTGGTATAGTAAAACAAAACATGCAGCAGAATTATGTTTAAAGAACTTTAATAATGTTTATACTTTACGTATAAGAATGCCTGTTTGTAATGACTTTAACTCTCGGAAAAATTATTTAAGTAAGATCTTAAAATATAATAATATTCTCGATGGATTAAACTCTAAAACTATTATTGAAGATTTGCTTGTTGTAATCAATAAAATTATTACCATTGAAGATTTACCCAGTGGTATTTATAATTGCGTAAATCCTGAGCCCCTCACAACAAAACAAGTTTGTGAAATCTTAGATAAACATGGACTATGGAATCCAAATTGGAAATTTATTAATTACGATGAATTAAAAGAACATATTGTTGCTAACAGATCTAATTGTATTCTATCAACAGATAAATTAAAAGTATACGGATTAGATATGCCACAGGAGCGAGATGCGTT